TTATAATATTCATGAGAAATCCCTCCGAGTTGGTGTTTTTTGTTGTGGTAAACTTATTATACCATATCTCGGTTGGTTTTTCTCTTTTTTTATTGGTTCATATCATTTTAGCACATACATTTTGAATATTTTCAACAAAAAACACCCTGCATTTCTGCAAGGTGCTCATAATTCAACCTAATTATACACAAATATCAACACTTGTACCTGATTTAAACTTTACTGTGAACCTATCATCATATATCGTTACTTTCTCTATCATTCTTCTGACCAGTGATTCATCGTATTCTTCAATCTGCTCTGTTTGTTCTGTCAGAAACTGTTTCATTTCAGCAATACGCTGTTTCAAACTCAGATTTATGCCGATTGTTCCGGCAGGGTGTTCAGTTTCATTTCAGCAATACGCTGTTTCAAACCTTCCCGTTCAGCATTTTCTGTCAGTGCAGCTTGTTTCATTTCACGCAAATGGTCTAACTCATCAGCAAGGTCATTATAGTTCTGCTTGGCGTTCGCTCTTTTCAGAAGTTCTCTCTGTGTTTCTTCAAGTCTGGCATTGATGCCTTCCAAAGAGCTCTCATCTTCCAGAGCAAATACCATTTTGATGTTTTCTTCCAGGATATCAAACATTTCATCTCTGTCACCGATTGTCTGATTAATTGCTTTTACTACTGCATTTTGCAGTTCTTCTTCCTTTACAGTTCGTGCATTACAGCAATCGGGACCATGCTCCACTCGGTTAATACAACGCCATACAATAGAGTGCTTACCACGATTATTCCAGGCAATTCTTCTATAAATATCCCCGCATTTTGAACAGTAAACAATACTTGAAAGAGCATATTTGCTGCTGTAAACTCTTTTCTTCATTTTCTCACCGCTGTGCATATTTGCTCGTCTTAACATTTCTTCCTGAACCTGCATATAAAGGTCACGGGGAATAATTGGCTCATGGTTGTTTTCAACATAGTATTGTGGAACGATGCCATTATTCTGAACACGCTTTTTTGTAAGTACATCTACTGTATAGGTTTTCTGCAAAAGTGCATCACCTATATATTTTTCATTTTTAAGAATCTTCTTTATCGTTTCAGGACGCCATTTTGCTTTGCCAGCGGCTGTAAGAATACCGTCTGCCTCCAGGCTTTCTCCGATTTGTTTTAAACTTGAGCCTTGCAGATATTCAAGATAAATACGTTTAACGACTTCTGCTTCAGATGGTACAATAATCAAATGCCCGTTTTCATCTTTGGTGTATCCCATAAAACGATTATGATTTACCTGAACTTCACCGTTCTGATAACGAAACTGCAATCCCAGTTTTACATTCTTACTCAATGATTCGGATTCCTGCTGTGCCAGGCTCGCCATAATGGTAAGAAGAACTTCTCCCTTGGAATCCATTGTATTGATGTTCTCTTTTTCAAAAAACACAGGAATGTTCTTCTCTTTCAGCAGGCGTATGTATTTCAGGCAATCCAGAGTATTTCTTGCAAATCTGCTGATAGATTTTGTAATTATCATATCAATATGACCTGACATACATTCTTCAATCATTCGGTTAAACTCTTCACGCTTTTTGGTATTTGTGCCTGAAATACCGTCATCAGCAAAAATCCCTGCAAACTCCCATTCGGGATTTCTCTGTATGTAGCTCGTATAATGTTCCATTTGTGTTTCATAACTGGTTGCCTGCTCATCACTGTCTGTACTGACACGGCAATATGCCGCAACCCTCAATTTAGGCTTTTCTTCATTGTTCACTGCATTTCCAACTTTTTTTCGTGCAGGAATCACCGCTATATTCTTAGTCAACTTTAGTCTCCTCGCTTTCTATCAAACTGTAAACATACTCTGCCTGTTCAAAAGGGTCAGAATACTTCATTGGAGCAGGTTTTGAATAAAACTGTGTAGGTGCTTTGGGTTTCTGAGGATGTTCCAATTCTCTTATTCTGCCTAAAGCATTTGCTCTTGACATTCTGGTTTCTTCCGCCTTGTTAAAAATTTCCTGTGTAATAATCGCAGGATAATAATCATCACCGAGATAGTGTTTGTTCCTCAGCATTTTTCCTGCACTGCCATGAAAAATATTTAATCCTGCATTGTCAGATGCAGCTTTCAAAGACTGTCCTGAAATATAGAATTCAAAGAATCTGCGAACTGTTTCTGCTTTTTCTTTATCTATAAATGCTTTTCCATCAACAATCATATATCCATATGGTATGTGTGCCATTATTTTACCAGCCTTTCCTTCAGGTTTAAACCACACTTCAAGGCAAATACAACTTCATCTCTTGAAGTTACTGTAATATGTTCAACATGAGCAATAAACAATTCATCATCATATTCTGTAAGCATTTCTCTGCCGGATACATATTTGATGAGTTCCTGCAAGTTTTCCACTTTGGTTCTGTCACCACTAACCGAATATACTGTCTTGTCTTTTTCTTCACGTAAACGCTGTTCTTCCAAAATCAGAGCATTGTTTTCTTTATTAAAAAGTGCATGTTCAAGCAACCCACTTGACATAAGACTTGCTAATACCTGCCTTTGCTCTATGTTTTTCTCCAGTTTAATTTCATATTCCTGTATCTGCAGCAAGTGTTCTTTATCGTTGTATCCCTGCAAGTTATGGAGCAGAGGTTTCAACACCATCTTATGTGCAAATACAAGTTTATTCATCATTGTAAGAAATGCTGTCTTTACACTATCGTCTGTAATATACTTCATAGAGCAGGATTTTTTGTTCTCAATATGATTTGTACAGCACCATGCAACATAATTTCCACTCGGTTTATAGTGAATTCTGCGTTTAAATACACTGCCACATTCACCGCATCGTATTTTTCCAGAAAATCCATATCTGTTCTGATAACGCTGTGTGTTCTCTCCATTGCCTTTTTCCCTGCCACGCTGATTCATTACTTCATTGGCTTTTTCATAAATCTCATGACTTATGATTGCCTCATGATGTTCTTTAAACAAGTAACGGTCGCATTCACCGTTATTTATATGTCGATTAAAATTGCAGTCTGTGTAAGTTTTCTGAAAAACAGCATCTCCCGTAAACTTTTCATTGCGAATGATTGCATTGACAGTTCCGGGTGTCCATTTTCCGCCTTTTTTACTTAAAATGCCACGCTCATTTAATTCGTTTGCAATAGTGTGAGTACTTTTACCTGAAAGAGTATCATCAAATATTTGTCTTACAACTTCTGCCTGCTCAGGCACAATAACCATCTCACCATTTTCGTTTTTATATCCATAAGGCGGATATCCGATGATGAATGTTCCATTTTGAAAGCGTTTCTGTACTGACCATTTATTATTCTCAGAAATGGAAACTGATTCATTTTCAGCAAGACCGCTTAAAATTGAAAGCATCAATTCGCTTTCCATTTGACTTGTATTAATATTTTCTTTTTCAAAGAAAACCGCAACATTCAAATCAATCAGTTTTCTCACTAATTCCAAGCAGTCAGCAGTATTCCTGCTGAAACGGCTGATAGACTTTGTTATTATCATATCTATCAGACCTTTTTCGCAATCAGCTATCAGTTTAAGCAAGCCTTCACGATGTTCCTTTTTAGTACCTGATACACCCTCGTCATAATAAAGTCCTGCAAATTCCCATTCATCATTTGCTTTGATGTATTCTTCATAATGTGCTTTCTGTGCATCAAGGCTTATAAGCTGTTCTGCACTTGATGTTGATACACGGCAATATGCTGCAACACGGATTTTCTTAGCAGATAAAGTCTTGTTTGCCTCAATTTTTGTTATTCTTTTCATCAACTCACCTCCAGTTTTGGTATAAACATATTCCCATAAAACCAAATAAATATCAAGTCATTCAGGACATTATCTCAGCTAAATACGGAGAGAAAGTTTCACGATTTTTCCTCGTAATTTTGTTGAATTCGTCCGCAGAAATAAGACCTTTTTCAAGCATTGATTTCAATATTTTCTGTGCCATACAGTAGTTATACTCCCGTTTCAGCTGTTCATCTGTAATATGGGGTTTTAATAAAACCGGAATAGATTCAGGTTCTGTAATTGTTGTTACGATTCTATTGTTTGTACTCATTAAAAAGCACCTCCTACCGTTTAGCCACGGCAGGAGGTAAAAAAGGACGTTTTAATCTTTTTTATAAAACTGACATTCATATCCGTCAGCACGAAGCAATAAACCCTTAGCCCAGGGCGGTGTTCTGCCCATCTGCTCACAAACAGCTTCAAGAGATGTGTCTTTTCTGCATTCAATAATTATTTCATCGTGAACATGAGCAACTATTTCACAGCATCTTAAAGTTTGCATAGCATACATCAGAATATCTCTTGCAATTGCCTGGATTATGTTTTCGCAGAACTTAGGACCATAGCTTTCAAGTCTTTCCCACTTCTTTGTACTGCCTATTCCCTCATATGTGACAAATTCACCGCCGAACTGATTTGCCCCCATTTTCGGCTTTACATATGCAAGTCTTCTGCCAGACGGAAGTACGATAAACAGAAATCCACTCTCATACTCAAAACGGATACCGTGGGTCTGTGTTGTAATTCTTTTCTTGACAGTTTCCTTTACACAGTTATCAATATCCCACCATAACATCGTAATAGCAGGATTTGAATTTCTCCAGGCATATACAAGTGGCTGTAATTCTTCTTCGGTAAGCCCCATTTCAATAGCACCCATAGCTTTCAATGCACCAACCGACCCTCCATAACCGAGAGCCAGCTCCGCAATCTTGCCTTTCTGCCTTAAGTGACCATTGACTCCATGCTTTTCGACAGGAACACCAAACATCTGCGATGCACTGCTGCAATAAATGTCCTTGCCTTCCTCAAACACTTTAATTCTCCACTTTTCTCCTGCCAGCCACGCAAGGACCCTCGCCTCAATAGCTGAAAAGTCGGCAACTATAAATTTATTATCTCCCTGCGGTACAAATGCTGTACGGATAAGCTGTGACAAAGTATCCGGGATATCATCGTAGAGAAGTTCCAAAGCATCAAAGTTTCCGTTTCTTACAAGACCTCTTGCATCAGCCAGGTCAGTCATATGATTTTGTGGAAGATTCTGTAGCTGTACGAGTCTTCCTGCAAATCTTCCTGTTCTGTTGGCTCCGTAAAACTGAAACATACCTCTTGCTCTGCTGTCCTTACACACAGCATTTTTCATAGCGGTATATTTTTTCACACTGCTCTTTGCAAGCTGTTGACGGAGTGACAATACTTCAGCAAGGTGAATCGGTGCATCTTTTATCATTTCTGCTACAACTTTCTTTCCAAGACTGTCTGTTTCAAGTCCGTTTTCTGAAAGCCAGTTCTTCATCTGCTGTACGGAGTTAGGATTTTCAAGATTTGTCAGTTCCTGCATCTGCTTTGTAAGTGTATTTTTGCTTTTCTCATCAAGTGCTATTGCATTGCTTACCAAAGTCATATCAATACCAATGCCACGGTCGTTTATCTCCTGGTCTAAAATGATACTCGTCCCATATTGCCTCACTAACTGGAAACCGTGCGAGTTTCTGCTGTATGCCCATTTCAGTTTCTACGTCACGAAGATTATAAGCCTTGAACTGTTTCCATTTATCCATATCGTGATACGGCATATTCCTTGTTCTGCCACCGTTTACCTTTGTTGGTGAACACGGAACACAGAAATATTTGATGAGGTTTTTGCCCTCTGATAATTTCTGCTTTTCCAGTCCAAGAACTGCACCAACTCCCTCAAGGGATAACGGCAGTCCAAGTGTAGCCGCCCAAACAAGAGTACAACGCCATGATGATGAATTTAAGAATCTCGCACAATGCGTAGATAACGGATGATTATCATAAAACGGATCAAGATATATTCCCATATCAGAAAGATACCTTGAAAGACATACCCTTTCAAACTGTGCATTAAATGCCCACTTTATTATAGAATCATCTGTAAGAGCGTCAATGATATTGTCCGGTATCTTTTCTCCCATAGTAAGGTCTACCACCTTTACCTCGCCACCATCAACGGAATATCCAAACAGCAAAATCTCAAAATCATCGCTCTCGGCATAACGGTATACTCCCGATTTTTGCAGGTTTACACTTGAAAAAGTTTCAATATCAATACTAAGAGTTTTCATGTTCTCACCTCAAAAAGACGGCAGAGGATATTCCTCCACCGCCTGTACTTACCAATTAACAGTATTCAAATTAAGCGAGGAAATCGTCATCTTCCTCTGTGCTGAAATCATCAGCAGCAGAACTGCGACCTCCGAGCGGTTCTCCATCTCTGATTTTCTGGATATTTCCAAGGCCACAAGCAATTCCCTTGTTGCCGTTGGAATTAAATGCATAGAAGTTCAGAGAAACTCTCGCATAACAGCCACTGTACACTTCATCACGGTCAAGGATAGGTTTTACTGCTCTGTCAAAAATCTGAGGTGCTGTTTTGCTGTTTGCATTAACGAAACAGTGTCCGGCATAAGCCTCATCTTCACGTTCTGTATCTCCGTCACGAAGAGGAAGTTTAATTGCTGCCTTGTTAGGTTTCTTACCACCGAACTTAGCAATACCTTCTTCAATAGCAGCATCAATTGCCTTGTTGATGGCTTCTACGGTTTCAGTATCATCTTTTGGAATAAGAACAGATACACTGTATCTTTCAGGACCTCCATTTATTGAGGCAGGTTCCCAACCGTGGAAATAAGAAAGTCTTGTGTTCTTGCCTGTGATAACCTTTGTCTTGTTTACGTTTGCCATAATCGTCAATCCTCCATTTTAAATTCGTTTTTAGCGTCTGATATGTTTATTGCCTCTCTCTTATCCGTATTCGGAACGAGAGTCGGCTTTCCGGGTGATTTATAGATAAGGTCACCCAGTACCTTTTCAAATGTTGCTTTTCCCATCAGTTTCTGCATCTCTGTAAGAGTGATAAGACTCTGACGGTAAATATCCTTATAGCCTGCATCTTTAGCGGCTTTTGCGACAGCATCTTCATCTGTATACTTACGCACAGAGCGTCCTTCAACAACTTTGAAACCACTCCACTGCTTACCATGATTGACAGCTGAATCTGTTGCATAAGCCATAATCTCATTTGCCCACTTTGTAAGGTCAGGAATAACGGATAGAATTTCTTCGATTTCTTCATCTGTAAGAAGCGGCGGAAGTTTAAATTCTTCCTGTGCAAGCTTCAACTTCTCTTCTGCCATTGCTCTGCATCTGACTGCCGCCTTGCAGAAAGTACACCATTCACCGGGGCAGTATTCGCCTTCGCCTTTCATGGCCATTTCAGCCTTTGGCTTTAATACTTCTTCTGCCCAGAGCTTGAGTTCATCAACTATAATTGTCCATGTACTTACATTCTCCCTGCGTGGCTGAAAAATGGACATCGATACTTCTTCTATATCGTATAAGCTGTCATAAATCGCAAGGGCACCGAGTGCATAGCATTTCATCTGTGGATTTTCATAAGCATCTACAAGAACTCCCATGCCATATTTGAAATCAATGATGTGCAGTTTATCGTCCGAAACTATCACACAATCAGCTGTTCCGTATCCATCAGGAACATATTCAGAGAAATCAACGTGCTGTTCAATCAGAATAATTGGGTCTTTGCAATTCTGCTTTGCAATATCAAGCTGTTCCAGGACAAAGTCCACATATGCATCTGTATGTTCCTGCATTTCATCGCTGTCATAGGACGAAACAGGTCTTTTACTTCTTCTGCGGAGAGCTTTTTTTAGTTTGTGTTCGCAAAATGCATGAGCAGCTGTGCCTTCTTCTGCCACCTGGCTTGTCTTGTTTTCAAACTCTGATTCAAGTCTTGCACTTGGTGTACAATTAACCCATCTGTGAGAAGATGATGGAGATAGCAATGCGTGTTTACTCATTTCCGATTGCCTCCGCATTTTTGATGATTTCTTCGTACTTACCGGGTTCAATGTCAGATAATCTATTGCCTCCAAACTTGGAAATCAAAGCCTTGATTTCTGCTGTAAATCCGTTCTGACTCTTTTCAGCAAGAACGCCTCTTACATCTTCCAATGTGTAGGCTTTTTCATCCTTTTCTGGACTCTGTGCTACAGGCTGTTCAACAGTTTCTGCCGTCTTGAATTCTGCTAAAACATCTGATGCGGTCTGAAGACTGTCTGCCAAAATACGAACATTAGTGATTACTGTGGCAATTGCATCAAGTAATGCTGTTACTTTGTTCATGGTCTGCCTCCTTCCTTAACTTTTTTGATGGCCAGTTCCTCAATGGCATCACCCGGAACAAGAATTGTAATTTTTTGCTTTTTGCCAAAAAGAATTCTCATGAATCGTTCTCTCAAAGTGATATTCTTGCAGGAAACACAGCCGAAACTTTGCGGCTTGTCAGAAACACTAATGTAAAGATTATGTTTCATCATTTCACCTCCAATTCCGAGAGCATTATTTGCTGCCCTCTGTCTATTAGCCTTGGGAAGATATTTAAAAGGACGTTTTTTTATATTTTTTTGGTCCGATATGTATCTTCCTATCTTATAGCCTTGAACGAAGTATCAAAAGGATGTTTCAAAAAAATAGCCTGTCTACATTCCGAAGAATGCGGACAGGCTCATTGCACCGTGTACCTATATTATTTTAGTTGGTGTTCTTTTTCACCGCACTCCATTCGGTTGCCGTCATATAAATGATACAACATAACGGTAACGCCTTTTTATCCCATAACGACGCACCCGCACAGGTGCAAAAATGCACACCCCTCATAACGATGCCGTATGCACCGTTATGGGGTAAGGGCTTCGGTTTTGTCTGTGCGTACACTGGAAGCCCTCCTATCTTCGGAATTATAAGTTTTTATAATTGGCGATTCATCATTTTAACTCCAATTTTTAGTTTTCAGTATTTCTGCCATTTCTTTTGTTTTCGGCAAATCATCCGTATTTAGGAGCTGTGTCAAGTCAAATATTCGAGACCCCATAGGTGCTCTCGGTGTAATTTTCTTGAAATCTGTTTCGTAGAATTTTTCCACAAAGAAGTACCGATGTTTAATTGTCCTCAAATCATATCCATGAGAATCACCATCTTGAATTGAAAGCAAAATTTTCTTTTTCCGTTCTTCTGTTAATTCACCAAACTCTGCTTGATATTCCATCCCATTTTCTGTTTCCACTGCTGTAATTCTTGCACACAGTTTTCCAATGGCACGAACACTTTTGCTATTGTATAAGCCAAGATAATCATGCGGTCTGAACCCACGGTCTGCATTATTGTAATAAACACTGTTGTGAATATTAAAATCAAAGGTAGTCCCTGCAAGTTGCATCCGCATATATTTCCAAGAATCAGACACTGGAATAAGCTCATCATCATAACAATCGTTTAGGAAATCATCTAATACATCCTGCATGTCATAATCTCTGTCATCTATTACATCTTGAACGGCATTTGCCAAATATTCAAATGTTGTATTGATATGAATAACCGGGTGAGTATGTTCGGTATTATATTTCTTCAACGCTTTTTCAAAATCTACTTTTTTATCTTCTGCCATCAATTTGGGAGCAAGAGTAATAAGCACCTTATATTTTTCGTCTCCGAATGAATTCAGATGTCGCATCAATTGATCTGAATAAAACCAGTCTGACATTTTTGTTTCAACAACGATTTTAAAGCCTTCCTGTGTAATGGTTGCATCCGGAATACTGTCTACGCTCTTTTCTTGAAGATTAAACACAATCTCCGGTTCAAAAGAATCCGAAAAAAATTCTGACTTAAAAAAACGAAAAAATTTATCAGCTGAAGAAAAGTGGTCAGTATGCCGTTAAGAAAAAAGAACATCAGAAATCATCTGTCCGTTGTAAAGTGGAGCATGTCTTTGCAGTCATAAAAAATATTTTTCGATATCGAAAGACCCGATACCGAGGTCTGCGAAAACAGATTGCGAAATTGAATATTATGTTCGCATTGGCGAATCTGTATCTGGCTGCCAGAAAATCTCTGACGGTCTAATTCAGTGTGCCTTTGCGATGGAAAATGGAACATTTCTCTAACCACTCAGCATTTTGCTGGGTGGTTTTGTTTGTAGGTGGAGATTATGCGGTGTTGCCTTAGGGACAGGCACGAAGAAATTTCTTCTGACAAGTCCTACCAGACCTTCTACAAGCCTCTTTTCATGACCCTGTGCCGGATTGCAGAATACTGGTTTGGAGGAATAATGTGCCGACAGGGAAAGATATTTGTCTGTTGCTTTTGCATGACATCCAAATCCTTCTTTTACAGCAACACGAGCATTATCAAAAATGATCTTCTGCGGCGTTCCGCAAAAATGTTCAAGTCCTTTTACGATTCCTTCCAGAAAGCTTTCTTCATTCTGCCGGTAAAAAGCGGAAACAAAGATATCCCCGCTGTGGCATTCACGCATACACCATATTTGGATTTTCTGCTTGATCCCGCCAAGTATTACAGTTGCGTGTGCCAATCTTCTGATGGTAAAACGTGGACAAATAAAAAGTCAGAAGGCACTTATAAGGGGATAAGTGTACCCTTTTGCAGATAATCGGCTTCAAATGAAGCTTGAAAAGTTGAAAAACAGCAGTATTTTAGTCAAAATACTGCTGTTTTAGTCGTAATCATCGATTTGTTTTTTCAACTGTGCTTTTGTTCAGTGTTTCCTCAATTTTCCGCATTTTTGATTTCACCCTCCGGGTGCTGTTCGCACAGCGTTTTCTTTGCTTCTATTATACCACTTTTACGCTGTTTTGTACAGTGGGGGTGTTTCAGTTTTGCGAAATCAGGCCGTTCCCATTTCTGCCGCAGCCGTAGATTTTCCCGATGGCGGCATAGCGAATGACAGCTTTACAAAAGGCGTTGTGCTTGCACCGGATATACTCTTGATAGGCGTCAATCTCGGTCATGGAAATTTCCCCTCTCTGAATAATAGTGCGGGGCGGCAGCACTCCGTGCTGTCGCCCCTTGATTGCCTATCTGCAAAGGCAGACGGAGCTGTCAACGGCGGCGCAAAGCAACGTTCATTTTACTGTTGACTGGCTCAGCTGGCTTTGTGCTATTGCCTTGTAGTAAACACAAATAGAAATGATTGCTGTAATCGCTTCCGTGATCCAAAACGCATTCCAGACACCAACCGCTCCGAAAAGCCTGCTGAGTAAAAACGCAGTTGGGATGATAACCACAACATACCGGCAAAGTGAAATCAGTAATGAAGGAGTGCCTTTTCCAAGTCCCTCCAGTGCGCCGGAAGATGTAACGGAAACCGCCGAGACGATAAAACCGGCGCCGATGATACGCAGGGCTGTTTTCCCGGTCTGGATTGTCGCTTCTATGTGTGTAAACAGCCCAATAAGCTGGCCGGGGATTAGCAGACATATCACTGTCCCAAGCACCATAATGATACCGCTCATGCACAAGACGATTTTATAAATCTGGCTGACTCTTTTGTTCTCCCCCGCACCATAGTTATAGCCGATCAATGGGCGCATCCCCTGAACAATGCCATTAGCCGGAAGATAGATGAATGTCTGCAATTTGTAATAGATTCCCAAAACCAGAATATACACTTCGGAATATGCCGCCAAAATAGCATTGAGCGCTGAAATCAAAAGAGATGGGAGCGCAAGATTCAAGGTTGCGGGAATGCCGATGGAGTACAGCTTTATTACCATCTTTTTGCTGAGCAAAATGTACTGCCTGCGGATATGCACGCGAATTGGTCGCACAAAATAAACGACCAGATAAATCGCAAGCGTCAAGGCCTGCCCGATGCCGGTTGCCAGCGCGGCGCCTTCGATTCCCATTTCAGGGAATGGACCATAGCCAAAAATCAGAACGGGGTCTAAGACAATGTTTGTTATACACCCACACATCAAGCTGATCATGGTTGTTTTCATGTTTCCTACAGCTTGGAATAGTTTCTCGAATGTAACACCAACAATGATAATCAATGTAAAAGCGAACGCAATAACAGAATAGCGGACGCCAAGTTCAATCACTGTCTTGGATGAAGTGAACATTCCTAAAAAAGCCGGCATCATTGTAATACAGCAGACTGTCATAACAACGCCGTGAATCATGGCAAGCACAAGTCCCTGCGTGGCAGCTTGATCTGCTTTTTTGTTATCTCCAGCGCCTAGATAGAAGGCGATCACTGCGTTGATTCCAACGCCAAATCCAATTCCAACAGCATTGATAAAATTTTGAACCGGGTAAACCAGTGATAATGCCGTCATAGCTTCCTCGCTGATCTGTGCGACGAAAAAGCTGTCGATAATGTTGTATAGAGAATTAACCAGCATGGATAAAACCATAGGCAGGGTCATGGATAAAATCAGCGGCAATACCGGTTTTTCTTTCATAAAAGTATCGTTCATCATTTCTCCTCCTTGGAACATGTTATAAGATATTTTTGTGGCGATGCCATGCCATTATTACGAGAGCAATGAGCATAGTGGCGGTTTCCGCAACAGGAAATGCAAGCCAGATTCCGTTCAGTTGGAATAATTTGTCCAGACACCATAAGGCAGGAACAAGGAAAAGCAGTTGTCTGCATAATTGAATCGCTATGCTGGAACCTACTTTTTCTGTCGCCTGAAAATAGGTGGAAATCATTGTAGAGAGACCGCAAAACAGATAGCTTGCCGCCATAATTCGCATAGCGGATATTCCAAAGGAGCGCATGGCTTCCGACGCTGTAAATAATTCCAAAAGCTGCGCCGGAAAGAAGTTGACGGTCAATGTTCCCAGTATCATCATACCGGAGACCAAAGCGGTTCCGTATCGGAAAGCGGAGTGCAGCCTATCTCTGTTTCCCGCACCGTAGTTAAACCGCATAATAGGCAAACAGCCCTGAATCAAGCCGTTTACTGTCATAACGATCAGCTGCTGCACCTTAAAATACGCACCGAAGAATGCAATCGCCGTATCGGAATACACCACCAGAAACAGATTGACGAATGTCACCATAAACGAACTGAGGGCATTCATAATGAAAGATGGTAAGCCAAGGGCGAATATACGGGCAATCATCCACTTTTGTATATGAAATTCTTTGATCTTTATCCGCACTTTTTGCTTTTTGCCCAGCAGCAAGGCAAATGCCAAAATCATGGATAACAAATAGCCCGCAACAGTAGCCACCGCAGCACCACGGATTCCCATAGCTGGAAAAACACCAATACCAAAAATTAGGAGTGGGTCAAATACAAAATTAACGACCACTCCTGCAATCTGGAACCACATAGGAGCAACCATGTTCCCAGTAGCCTGTATCATCTTCTGGATTGCGATATGCACCATGTTGGGAATTTGCATGAACGAACATACGCTCATATAGGCAAGACTCAACTGATAAATTTCTTCGTTATTGGTGAATGCCCTAAAGTAGGGTTTCATAATCAGTAATGACAGAAGATTGAGCAAAGCACCAATTCCAAAGGCCAGTAACAATCCATGTGTGACGGTAGTATTTGCCTCATTCTGCTTTCTCTGTCCAAGATACCCTGCAATCAGTACATTCACGCCAACGCCGATCCAGATAGATGTCGCATTCATCAAAGTTGTAATGGGAAACGACAGGGAAACCGCCGTCAAAGCATTTTCACTCAGCCGCGCTACAAACGCGCTGTCTATCAGATTATAGGAATATTGCAGAAACATGGAAATCAGCGGCGGTATCGACATTTGCCAGATGAGTTTTCCAACGGGCGCGACCGCCATTTTGTTATTGGTCTGCATGCTTTCCCTCTTCTCCACAAATTGTCCGAACAATATAGTTTTGTTTGCGTGCTGCGGGCTGACCGGCTTCCTGGACCGGATAGCCCAATGCAATCGCCCCGACGTCACGCAAGGTTTCCGGTAGCTTCCACTCCCGCAGGAGATCCTTGTTGCTTTCGCTGTCAGAAATCTCACGTTCCCGATGTACCCATACGGTTCCCAGGCCAAGGGCATGGGCAGCGAGCATCATATTTTCAAGGACGCAACTTCCGTCCTCAACATAAGTGCTTGCGGACCCATCTGCCAAAACTAGGTTCACGACAGGTGCACCATAATAAGGGTCTGTGTTGCCAATGCCAACAACTTAAGCGTAATTGGCATTTACCCCGCAAAAAAATCAAATAGGGTATTTAGGACAAAACACTTTGCGCTGATGAGAAAATTCAGGGCGAGGGGAAGACCTTCCCTTAATGA